ATACGTCGTGGTAAAAAATGGAGGGATGGTTATAATTGACAAAAAGGAAGTAACCTACCAAGCAGAAAAAAGCGAAACAATAAACTTAAAAAAGAAGTTCACTAACGTAGATAATTTATTAAGAATAAAAGGTGATTTTTCTTATAAAATTTTCTTAGAAGATGTTATTAACATAACTTTCGATGAATATCAATTGGAGTCTTGGGAGTACGCTTCTGAAAATAAAACTTCTGGATATGAAGTGGGCCAAAAATTATACGCTCAAAAAGGAGTGACTTCAAGCGACTCCTCTAACGTAACAGGATCTTACGCAGAACTAACTGTTAAAAAAGTCGACGACACCGGAAAA